TGGCTGCGAAGCAAAGTCTTTCTTTGGTCATTTCTTTTGGCTTCATGGGGTAAGGATTGAAGAAAAGAGTATTAAGGGCTTTTTCAGGGCGTTTGTCGTTGCTTTCGCAAAGCGCAAGAACAAAGACATAGGTGAAGCCTTGGAAGCCGGTTTTGATGAAATAGATAAAAAGTAAAGTTATGAGAAGCATTAAAAGAATTTTTGTACATTGTACTGCAGGAAGTCAGAAGCAGACAATAGAGGATTTGAAAAAAGAGTTTAAGAACAAAGGCTGGAAGAACCCCGGCTACCATTATGTGGTCATGCCTGATGGCACGATAAAACAGATGCTCGGAGAGGAAAAAGTGAGCAACGGAGTACAGGGCTACAACTCGACATCTGTTAATGTTGCCTATGTAGGCGGCATAGACTCAAATGGCAAGGCTGTAGACAACAGAACTGAACCACAGAAGGCAAGCCTTGTAAAGCTGCTTAAGGAGTTGAGGGGCCGTTACCCGAAGGCTCAGATACTCGGTCACAGGGATATCAGCCCTGACACCAATCATAACGGCAAGGTTGACTCATGGGAGAGGATAAAGGAATGTCCTTGCTTTGATGCCATAACAGAATATAAAGGTATATAGTTATGGGAATGGTTAAAAGGTTGTTATATCTCATTATCCCCTACATCATATTGAGTTCGTTGGCAGGATGCAAATCTGTTCAGTATGTGCCTATGGAGACTGTTAGAACCGACAGTATTTATGTAGACAGATACCAGCGTGACAGCATATATCAACGAGACAGCGTATTCGTCAACAGATGGATAGCTGGAGATACTGTATATCAGGATAAGGTCGTTTGGAAGTACGTCTATCGTGACAAGATTAAATATGATACTGTGGCCATCTTGCGTTCGGACACGCTCCGGGTTCCTTATCCAGTGGAGAGCAGACTTTCGACATGGGAAAAAATCAGGTTAAAAGTCGGGGGATGGGCCATTGGGTGCATGGTTATTACCATTATAATATTTTCCATTTACATAATTCGGAATATGGCTGATAAGAGATGAATATGAAATTTATTTAAATATCAAAATAAATCACCTCAACATATTGCATAGTTAGAATAAATTTACTACCTTTATAACAGAAATATTATTTATGATAATTACCAAATTTAACAAGGAACAGATATGACAACTTTTATAATTGCATTATTTATTACATACTTCATCATTCTTATTTGGAAAGGTGGTGGATGGTTTTCAAAAGAAAGCTACAAACAGGAAGCAAGGGAACAAGCTTTATATCAAAGTAAAAACAATAATACTAATTTTATTGAAAAGGCTATTGATAACAGAGGCTATGATCCATACGATGGACTTGTACAATACAAAAATGGAGTCTATACAACAATAATCTTTGGAAATAAGGATTATCCAATAACACGTTATCTTAATGCCAATTCAATAGAAGAACTTCAGAAATTAGCAGACCCTTTCCTTAAAAAACGCCGGGATGCATGGGTCAAGAGGAAAAATAAACAAAAGAAAAAATAATGTATTTTTCTTGTTTTCTAAAAAACGTTATGTTTGCAAATAACCAAATATAACGTTTTTTTTATGTCAAATAATAATACTTACACTACAACCATATTCCTTAATGACGAACAGGCGGTTAACAGGTTGAATGCATTACAAGCCAACGTGGAAAAATACCGCAAAGCTAAACAACAGGCTTTACTGGATGGTGATGACAAGGCATTCAAGACTGCGAACAAGCAGATAAAGGAATGTGAAAAGGAAATGAAAGCTTTATCTACTACGGCACAGAACGTTGACAGGGTACTTAACAATCTGTCGACAACTTCCGTAATTGATATAAAGAATACTATAAAAGCAATTAACAAAGAACTTAATAGCGGAGCTGTACATAGAGGGACAAAAGAATGGGATTACTTCCAAAGGAAGCTCAAAGAATGTCGAACTGAACTTCGAAACATTCAAAATGAATCTGCTGCTGCAGAAAATGGAGGCTTTTTTAAAAGAACTGTTAACTTCCTGAACTACAACTGGGGTGCTATAACTCAAATAATAAGCAGTCTGACGGCATTGACGTTTACAATTCGGCAGGCAACGACAGAATATGCGGATATGGAAGAAGCAATGGCCGACGTACGCAAATATACCGGCCAAACCGCAGAAGAAGTACACCGGATGAACGAGGACTTTAAAGCAATGGATACGCGTACATCTCGTGAGAAACTAAATGAGCTTGCCGGAGCAGCAGGAAGGCTCGGCATATAAGGCACGGAAGCCATTGAGGCATTCGTCGACGGAGCTGACAAAATCAACGTCGCCCTAGGTGATGACCTTGGCGATGGAGCTGTTGATAAGATTGGTAAATTGGCTACAATGTTCGGCGAAGACGACAAGAAGGGATTACGCGGTGCTATGCTTGCAACTGGCTCCGCAATCAACGACCTTGCCCAATCGTCTTCTGCTAATGCCGGATATATTGTTGATTTCACCGCAGATCTGTCAGGCGTCGCCATCCAGGCTGGAATGACGCAGCAACAACTCATGGGACTTGCGTCAGCTCTTGACCAGAATATGCAAGAGGAAGCAACGGCGGCGACTGTTTTCTCGCAACTTATCACCAAAATGTACCAAGAACCTGCTCGCTTCGCTCAGATTGCCGGCATGCAGGTGAAGGAGTTCACCAAGCTGATGAAAGAGGATGCAAACCAAGGACTGCTCACTTTTTTAGAGGCAATGCGCTCTAAAGGCGGTTTTGACGCTATGGCGCCTCTGTTTCAGGAAATGCAGCTCGACGGCACGCGCGCAGTCGGCGTGCTATCAGCTGTAGCCAGCCATCTTGACCAAGTAAAGGAAGCTCAAGACATTGCAAACAAATCTTATGCTGAAGGAACAAGTGTTCTTGCGGAATTCAATGTACAAAACAACACCGTTCAGGCTGGAGTTGACAAAGCAAAAAAAGAATTCCAAAATCTGACAATAGAACTAGGCGAGAAACTTCTGCCTATTGTAAAATATACTATAACATCGAGCTCGCTTCTTGTTAAATCGCTCTCAGTTATTGTATCTTTCATCACACGCCACATCAACGTTATTTTAGCTCTTACCACGGCAATAACGACATATATCGCAATACAAAAAGCGTCTATTGTCGTTGACAAACTTAAAGTGATGTGGACAGGCAAAATTATGACCGCCATTAAAGCATTATATACAACAATGCTGAAAAATCCTTATCTTGCGGTTACAGCCGCTGTATTAACTCTTATTGCTGCTTATAAGGATTGGAAAGATTCAATCGTAGAAGTATCACAAACACAACAAGATCTTGATGAAGTAAACAGACTTGCATCTGAGACAATCAGTGCAGAAAAGAATCAACTGGATGAACTATATCGATCTGCAACGAACAAAGCTGAAGCGGACGCTGTCAGACAAGAGGCTATTCGTCAGTTAAACAATATAAGTCCTGAATATCTAGGTTTCCTTAATGCCGAGAATATACATACTCAGGCTGCAAAGAACGCCATTGACGCTTACACCAAATCTCTATTACTTAACGCTAAGGCAAAGGAACTTAATTCGAAGCTCGATGAGCTTAGCAGAAAAAAGAATGAGGCACAAAACGCTGATTATACACGATGGTATGATGGATTCCAAACTGCCATAAACTCTATTGCCGACAAGATAGAACGTGCCCGCAACGGGTTAAGCTCGCTTTTTTCTCAGGGATCATTCAGCACTGGCTGGAACGACAAAACTAGCCTTGAGGGATATGCGATGAACACAGCTCAAGCTGCATTAATAAGATACAATAATGCTATTTCAAAAATTTCAGAAGAAGAGAGAATCCTAAGAAAGGAGCTTCAAGAAACAAACAAACAAATTCTTGAAAATGCCGTTGTGCTAAATAAGTCTGCTGACGCTGCTAAGCATGCTGAAACAGGAAATAAAACAACTTCTAGCGAGAAACAGCGGAAAGAGGAAGAAAAAATTCGCAATAAAAGAGAGCGAGCAGAGAAAAAAGCACAAGCCGAAGCATTAAAGAGGCAAAAAAATACGGACAAAGAATATGTGGCTGAACTGAATGTACAGCTGGCCACACTAGATTACCTGTATTCAAACGGCCTAGTATCTTACAAAAGTTATTTACAACGCAAAGAAACGTTGCAGCTCAATAGTATTGATAAGCGGAAAAAACTTTGGGGAGAAGAATCGACTGAAGCGAGAATGCTTGCTGATGATGAAGTGAAAATAAGACAAAAAACCATTGAGGCTTTAGGAAAGCTCAATGAACAAGAGATAGAACATGAACGTGTCGCTAAAGAAGCTAAAATTAACGCTATGTTCTATGACGAATCATCAGATATATTCCTTAATGAGAGTGCCATGAATGAGGCGCTTTTCCGCAACGACATTGACGCACTTAACAAACGTCTCAGCTTATACAAGACAGGAACTGAAGAATGGCTTTCTCTTAAAGCAGAAATAGAAGAAAAGCAGAATCAGCATCAGTATGATCTGCAAGCAGAACATGACTCTAAGCTGATTGATCTTCGTAAAGAATATCTTAATCAAGGTAATGCCATGGAAGAGCAGATTGAAATGAATTGGCTTGATAAATTCTACCAAGAAGGACTCCTTAACGAGGAAGAATATCAGCAGGCAAAAATGGCAATACGTGAACGTTATGCTTCAATGCCATCTACTGCAGACGACACCACACACAACACGGCAAAGTCTATGCTTAACGCAGCAGAAAAATCTGCCGGACCACAGGCTCAGTATATAACAGACGGATCAGACTCAGGCATTACTGCAATATCCTCGATATTCGCCATAGTCCAATATAGGAAGAAGGTTAATGAAGACTTGAAGAAACTATATGGTGAAGACTATGAGAACAGCGCAGCGTATAACGAGGCAAAAAAGATGAACAATAATGCGATGTTCCAAGAAATTATCAGTGCGGCTTCAGTAGCATATAGCTCTATTAACAACATTATGTCTGCAGCATCGGCGTATTCACAAGCATGCTCTGACTATGAGGTTGCTAAGATAAAGGCAAACTACGACAAACAAATCGAAGCTGCCGGGAACAACTCAGCCAAAAGAGAAAAGCTAGAAAAGGAAAGAGATAAAAAGATTAATGAAGCCAAGAACAAAGCAAACAAGAAGGCTATGGCAATAGAGATCGCTCAAGCTTTAGCATCTACTGCAATGAACGCCATTTCAGCATACGGAGCCGTGCTACAACCAGAACAACCATGGACGGTGCCACTAGCCATCGCGGCAGCTGTAGCGGCGACTGCATCAGGTATGCTGCAAGTTGCAACTATCAAAAAACAGCACCAGGCAGAGGCTGCCGGCTATTATGAAGGCGGTTTTACTGGACCTGGTGACTATAGGCGCGAGGCTGGTGTCGTACATGCTGGAGAATTTGTTGCAAATCACAAAGCTGTCAACAACCCTCAGCTGCTACCTGCACTGCAGCTGATTGACCAAGCACAACGCAATAATACAGTTGCTTCTCTTACTGCTACCGATGTTAGCCGTGCTGTTGGAGGCGGCAATACTGCGGTTGTAGCTCCAGTTGTAAACGTTACTACAGATAATGAAGAGCTAAACCGTGTCATAAAAAACGTCGTTAATGTGGTTGACTCGCTTAATTCAATACTCGCATCTGGCATCAATGCAAATGTCTACATAGACGGCGAATATGGCTTTGACGCTCAATACAGAAAATACCAACGTTTAAAGGGATAATATATGAATTACTGCATAATTAATGGAGAAAAGGTTTATCCTACTGTCGGTAATAACATAAAAATTACTAAGGAAAATCCACTTATAAAAGACAGGGATGCGCAGACAATGGAAATCGAATTTCCATTGTCTATATACAACAACAGAAAATTCTTTGGCAATGTCAACAGAATAGACGTTGCCAAACACTCAACAGAATACAATGATTGCATTCTTTATTCCAATAACCTTCTTATTATAAAAGGTAAGGGCACTATAACTAGCTATACTGAAAAAGCAGTCAAATTGCAGATTATCTCGGGAATAAGAATGTCTTATACGGATGATTACTATTCATCTATATACATAGACGAGATTGACGCTTATGCTAATATAGATTTTGATCCTGCTATGCTCGACGAACATGGCTATCGGGGTTTATATGCCCTCCCACCAGTGTATGATGAAACGAATGACATTGTACTTAACAGGAAAGACCTAATAAGGGAAAAGGATGATAATTTCAGAAAAGAAGTACTGCAAAACATTAGGATACAGCCTTTTCTGGCTTATGTCGTTCGTCGTATATTTTACTACCTTGGATATACACTAAATCACTGTTTCCTAGATGAGGAACCATGGTCTCGCATGCTTGTATATAATAATAAGAATGTGTTATCAATAAAAGGAGCATTGCCGCACTGGTCCATAAAGACTTTTTTATCTGAATTAAAAAAACTCTTTAATATCGGATATGTCTACGACGAGGAGAAAAAAACGGTTTCGTTAAATCGTTACTTTGACACACTCGATACAGTCCATTATGAATGCCTTGACGAATTCTCAACAGACTATGACGAGGACGGCCTTGAATACATAAATGCTTCTAATCTTAAATACAATCTTTCCGATGCTGAAGAAAACAGATATGCGGATATAGATGAGGAAGTGCTCTCTAAATTCACAATAAAAGACTATGTCTCAATAAGCGAGGCTCAGAAAGATATCAAAAATATGTCAGAAATTGAAAAGATGACATCTGTATTCAGATTCAGCAATGACCCGTTTGGAGAAAAATGGGGCTATTGTTCCAAGAGTACAGACAATGAAGGAAACACTCTTTTTACTATATATTCTTTCGCCTGGTATATGCATGTCAGACGTGATGAAGGCAATGACACTAGTGTTGAACTCAATATAGTTCCAGCTGCAGCACATCATGTAGAATTCGATATAAGAATATATGATGCCAAATATTCAAAACCGGTTAGCTATTCTAAAAAAATTGGTTTCTCTATGCCTTCGTCTACGAACGACAACATATATACAGAGGAAGAAATTTACAGTGACTACATCTCTGTAGAAGATTACTTAAAGAATGGCAATGAACCTTCTGAAAGAGAAGAGTCAGAAAGAATGGAGCTTTACTTCCTTACCGGCAACACATACTCGTTTGACGTTGACGGAATAGACAATTCAGTTACATTCCTATCAGCTGGAAGTGAATATGACAAAGGTTCATTCAGATTTGATGGAGGCAGGTCTGATAATAATATAGGCATATTCCATCCCTCGCAAAAATGGATAGAAAACAAAGAGCAGGTCGTCATCAAATTTTTATCTGATGACGTACCTGACACTAAAAAAATTTTTGTTTTCAGAAACAAAAAATTCATATGCGACAAAATTGATATAAATATTACAGACAATGGGATAGATAAATTAATGACTGGGTATTTCTATGAATTGACATTATAAAATACCTTCATAGTTTATCAACATCTCGTTTGCGTCTGCAATGTCTTTAGGCGTGTATGTATCAGTTATTGCAATATTTGAATGCCTAGCCTGATCTCTTACAGAAAGGATATCGGTCTTTGCGCGAAGCATATTCGTGATTCCGGTATCCTTTAATGAATAAAATTTGTACTCTTTCGCAAGCCCTATCCCTGGACGCAACTTTAAATTCCAATAATCACGGAATGATTTTTCGGATTTTCTTTTCTCGCCAGGCCTGAACCTGTCACTGAAAATATAATATTTCCCCGGCTTGTCGAAAATTCTAAGGTCTATCATAAGTTCGATGACATGCTTCGGTAGCGTAATCACGGCATCGTTGTGATTTTTGGCTATATCTCCGCTTATTTTCATTGTACATTTTATCAGACTTATGTCCTCAATCTTCAATAATGACATCTCCTTGGGACGTATGAAACAGTAGTGAAGGAGATAGCATGCAAAAAGATAATGTCTATTATTTTTCTCTAGATACTCCTTAATTTTCATCAGAACCTTGTCTGGTAAAACCTTGCGCTGCTTATTGCCTCTCTTCTTTATAACACTTATTCCTACTGTGGGATCTGACGTCAGATAACATCTGTCTGTCAGATAATGGGCGAAAGTTTTAAGCCAACAAAGATAGTTATTACGCGTCTGCATAGTGTTGTTACGATCAATGTAAACATAATCCAGGAAAGCAGTTACCTTCCGTTTGTCTAATTGATATACGTAAGATATCCCTATGCTGTTACCCCACTCCTGAAAGATTTTCAGATAACTCAGATAACTTGTCGTGGTCTGCTCACGCATGTCACCATTGCTGAGACTTTTGTACAAGTATGCACGATACTTGTCGCATACATCAATAAATCTTGAGTATTCTAACTGATTGCTTGATTCAATCCAAGGATTCCAACCACCAGACAATTTTTCAACAAGTTTTTTGATAATTCGCGATGCAGTACTCTTTAACTCAGATTTTGTCTTGCACCGCCCTAGATAAATTCTTTTCCTTTTCATTTTTCCCTCAGCAGGATCAAAGGCTGAAAAATATATAAAACTGCGCTTACCTTCAGAAAGCCTTGGATAAGACCATTGTTTTATATCGTTAATGACCTCGTCATTTTTTCTTAAAAAAATCATTTTTTTTCTCTCTTCGTTTTACTGATGAGAGATATATTTAATATTCAATTTTTACAAGGTGTCGCATTTTTGTCTCACCTTTTTAACAGAATATGAGCTAACTTGCATTGGAATAACAAGTTAGCTCATCCTTTGTCGGGATTACTGGACTCGAACCAGCGACCCCTACGTCCCGAACGTAGTGCGCTACCAACTGCGCTAAATCCCGATGCCTTAAAAGCGAGTGCAAAGGTAAAGCATTTTTTTGAAACTCGTGCATTTTTTTCAAAAAAAATGCTCAAAAATTTGTATGATTAACAAAAAAGGCATATCTTTGCACCCGCAATCAAGCAATAACGATGGTGCCATAGCTCAGTTGGTAGAGCAAAGGACTGAAAATCCTTGTGTCCCCGGTTCGATTCCTGGTGGCACCACTTTGAGAAAAAGCAAATCACTGCAAACTCCTGATTTCGTTTGGAAATCAGGAGTTTTTCTTTTCCCGCGAAACGCAAAAAACGGCAATATATTCCCCTTTTCGGTGGAGCAAAAGGTGGAGCAGAAAGGAGGACGCAAAATCTCCACCTCGAAGGCTTCCTTTGCGTTGATTTGCAACATTTTGCGTATCAAGAAGGCGCGCAAGATTTCCTACTTTTGCAAAAACAAATAAAACTGTAGGAACATGAAAAGAGACTCATTCAATGTACTTTTTTACTTGAAGAAAGCCAAACTGTTGAAAAGCGGAGAAGCCTCCGTGTGTATGCGCATCACCGTGAACGGTGCGCGAGTGGAAAACAACATTCGCAAGAGCATCGACCCTGCCTTGTGGAACCAACCCAAGGAATGCGCCAAGGGCAAGAGCCGCAAAGCCTGCGACCTGAACACGTACATCGAGGAAGCGCGAATCAAGCTTCACCAACTATTCAACGAGATGGAGGAGCAGGGCCAGCTCATCACTGCCCGCATCTTGCAGGAACGCTTCTTCGGGCAGGACAAAGAACCCGAGGCCGTCCGCACCATCATCGGCACGATGCAGGAGCACAACGACCAATGTCGCGCCCTCGTGGGCAAGGACTATGCCCTGATTACCGTCCGCCGCTATGAAAGTTGCAAGCGTTATATGGCGGAGCTCATCAAGCAAAGATATGACAAGGAGGACTTGCCGCTGACAGAGGTCAACGGCGAACTGGTTCGCGCTTTCGAGTTTTACCTCAAGACCGAGAAAGAATGCCAGCAGAACACGGTCATCCGTTACATGAAGTGCTTGAAGAAAATCACCAACCTCGCCCTCGCCAACGAATGGATTGCCAAAGACCCGTTTGTCGGCATCAAGTTCCACGAGAAAGAAGTCATCCGCGAGTTCCTGACGATGGACGAACTGCTCACCATCTATCACAAGGAGTTCCCGTTGGAGCGCATCACCGTAGTCCGCGACATCTTCATCTTCGCCGCCTTCACCGGCCTTGCCTTCATTGACGTGCAGCAACTGGCTCCGGAACATATCGTGGAAGATGCTAACGGCAACCTCTGGATTCGTAAGCCCCGCCAAAAAACGAAGAACATGTGCAACATCCCCCTGCTCGACATCCCCTTAGCCATCCTCCGCAAATACGCCAACTATCCCGCTTGCCTAAAGAAGAAAGTCCTGCTCCCCGTCCCCTGCAACCAAAAGATGAACAGCTACCTGAAAGAAATCGCCGACCTCTGCATGATCAAGAAGAACTTGACAACACATACGGCCCGGCATTCGTATGCCACCTCTGTGTGCCTCGCCAATGGCGTGAGCATTGAGAACGTGGCCAAAATGCTCGGTCATTCCAACATCAAGATGACGCAGCACTATGCCCGCGTGCTGGATTCCTCCATCCTGCGCGATATGAACAATGTGAAGAACATGATGGCCAAGGTAATGGGATGAGTATGGAAAGAGGTATCATTACAATCAGTGAAAGCGGTGTGGTGAGTATGCCCACTGCACCTGTATGGATGACGAAATTCGAGATTGCCGACTTGTTCGGAGCGTTCTCTTATGATGTTCGCAAGTTGATACGCAGCATCTACAAGAACAAGGAACTGAACGAGGCGGACACGATGAAGTATGTACGGCAAACTGATGGAATCAGTTATGATGAGTACAGTCTTGAAATGGTTATAGCCATTGCATTCAGGATATGCAGTAAAGAGAGTATGCTGTTCAGACAGTTTGTAATCGGTAAACTGAGTGCTGGTAAGATTTCGTTGTTTGTTTCCTGTGGCAGAGGAACTAACCGATGGTATAATTGAGTCCATCCCACCAGACGCATGTTCCCGATGCTCGGATGCAAAGGTAGCGCATGGCTTGATGGCAAAGGCAAGGTCAGGCGGCAGAGCCGTTTCAGGCAGAATCTTCCTCCTGCGGAGCGTATTCTGCCCGAAAATCTTGCCCCTGCCGACCATACGCTCGTATGGCATCCGGCAACGGAAACAAGCGACTGACGGGAAATCAGAAGAAAGAGAAAAGGAACGACTTACAGACGAAGCGCAATCTTGATGCTTCATCCGTAAGCCGTTCCTTTTTCTTTTTGCTGTTCCAGTTTATAGGGCAGACGGCAAACTGCGCTCCTTCAAGAAAATCAGATAGCCGTCTGTCGGTAGGCGGAACGGTAGCCGTCAAGTAGCATCTTCTCTATGTCCGACTCGCGATAGAGAATCTTGCCACCCAACTGGATGTAGGGTATCCGCCCCTCGTTGCGGTAGTCCTGGAGTGTACGACGGCTCACCTTCAACCGCGCCGACACCTCCTTGTCGGTGAAGAAACGCTCTCCGCCCAGTGTCGGGCGATAGTCCGCGGTCATACGCTCGTAGTTGTCCAGCAGTCGGTCGAGGCTGCCCATGAAGTGGAGAATCCACTCGTTGTCTTTGGTCATCAGTTCATTCATGTTACTTTGGATTTAGTGGGTATTGTTATTATACTTTATTTGTTGTACTGAGGTTATATGGTTCTTCCTTTGAACCGTGCTTCTTTCCGTCTATCCTCCACATGGGAAACGATGCGCTTCACGTCCTCGGGACGGTAATACGTTTTGTGGTTGATTTGCGAGAAGGCAAGTGTGCCGTTGTCCCGTAGCGTCTGCAACGTGCGCGGACTGATGTTCAGCATCCGGCACACATCCTGATTGTCCATCCACTCACTCATTGTCTTTTCGCCGTGCCGATGGCAGATGGCATCCATGCGGCGGACGAACTGGTCGAACTTGGCGACCATCGCCTCAAAGGTTCTTTTCTCGATTGATACTATTTCCATAATGTTCCTTTTGTTGTTATTTCTGTCGCAAAGGAATGGATAATCCGTCATCCCACAATGCTTTTTTCAGAACTGGCAGCCTTTGGCACCGATTTGGTATAGCTTGGCCAGGATAAGTCCCGTGAACCGCTTGTCTACACAACCTTAATTCTTATCTATAATGCGAAAGCCGAGACTCTAATAAGACCTTAATTATAGTGTGCCCGTAATAGTGCCCATGCCTTTCTTGTTATTCACTCTCGGAAAATCGGTGAAGTTTGCACCATTGTTCCTATTGCCACAAAGCAAAGCCGCACAAAATTGCCTAAGAGAATCCAAGTGTTTGACTGACTGCACTAAAGCACCTTACTTTGCTCCCGATAATCGGTCAAGGTGAACACCGAGACCATAGTTAATAACTTAATTTATTTGTTTTATGGCAATGACAAGAGAACCAAACATCAGTGAGCAGCAGGCTCGTGAAATCGTGGACAGAATGGGACGCAGAGAATCCCGCAGTGAGAAGTCTATGGACGACTTCTACAGAAACCTAGGTCTGAATCCGGAAGAGCTGGCACAACCCGGAGGAACGGCCGTGAAGGAATCTGAAACCAACGTTGAGGAAAAGCCGTCAGAAGTCATCACTGCGGAAGAACCGACCACACCACAGAAGCGCATCAGCAGCAAGCAACGCAAGTTGTCGCTGGAAGAGTACCGCACAACCTATCTCCAAGTGCCGAAGATTATCAACCGAAAGCCCGTATTCGTCAGTGAAAAGGTGCGCAATGAGTTGGACGAGATTGTCCGCCGTCTCGGAGGACGCGGCATGAGTGCATCCGGCCTTATCGAGAACCTCACTCGTCTGCACCTTGAAACTTATCGGGAAGACATCGAACAGTGGCGCAAACTCTGAGAGGATAACGGTAGAACCGATTAATTCAGTGGCTACACTTCATCGGTTAGACCGATACACAGAAAAAGCCATTATACTCACAAACCAATCCGACAAGCGGAGGATTTTCGTGTCTTCAAAGACACAGCAAGATATATTTTCAGTTACTCCGGGACTTCCCGGTAACTGAAAATCCTTGCACTGCCGTGGGCAGAATTATCCTCCGCAGTCGGATAATTTCCAAGTTTTTAAATCAGAGATTAGACAAAGAAAGAATCATTAAATTGAAACAAGAAAACAAGATGAAGAAGAACAGAAAGAACGGGAGAAATCCCGTATTGAACCCGAAGACGCACTGCGTGATGGTGCGCTTCGATGATGTGGAATGGAACAAGTTCCTCACAATGTACGAGGAATCGCAGGTGTATGCAAAAGCCGTCTTCCTAAAGGCGCACTTTTTCGGGCAGAAGTTTAAGGTGCAGAAAGTGGACAAGGCAATGCTGGAATACTGCACCAAACTATCCGACTTCCATGCCCAGTTCCGAGGTATAGGCACGAACTACAACCAAGTCGTGAAAGAGTTGCGTTGCCACTTTTCGGAGAAGAAGGCAATGGCGTTGCTCTATAAGTTGGAGAAGCAGACCATTGACCTCGTGAAACTGAGCCGCGAAATCGTTGAACTTTCAAGGGAGATGTATGCCAAGTGGGAGCAAATAAATCGTGTTTGATTGTATGACCTCAATTAAGGTGAAGTTCAGACCTTCTACAGCCGCTGGCCGGGAAGGAACCATCTACTATCAAATCATCCATAAGCGTGTAATCCGTCAGCTCAAGACGGATTACCGCATCTATGCAGATGAGTGGGATGAAGGAAATGCTGCCTTAATCCTCGCCAACAACGAGCGGAACGGGTATCTTCAATCCATCAAAGAACGGATAAATTGGGATGTCAAGCGATTGGAAAATATCGTCAGCCATTGGGAAAATAAGCAGAAAAACTACGCCGCTGACGATATTATTTCCGCTTTTCAAAAGTCGTCCAACGAACAAACGCTGTTCAATTTCATGAATGGTATTATTGCCCGGCTCAAGAAGATGGGCAAGCATCGCACATCCGAAACCTATCACGCTACGCTCAGAAGTTTCATGCAATTCCGAGAAAATAAGGATGTGCTCTTGGATGAAATTGACTCGGATTTGATGTTGATGTATGAGGCATGGCTGCACGGCAAGGGGATAACCAAGAACAGCAGCTCGTTCTATATGCGGATATTGCGGGCTGTCTATAACCGTGCAGCGGAAAAGGAACTGACGAACAATCGCAACCCGTTCAAGCACGTCTATACAGGAGTTGACAAGACCGTCAAACGTGCAATCCCATTAAAGGCAATCAAGAAAATCAAGAACCTCGACTTGTCTTTGCATCCGGCATTGGATTTCGCCCGCGACATGTTCCTCTTCTCATTCTATACCCGTGGAATGTCATTCATTGATATGGCCCATCTGAAGAAGAAAGACCTGCAAAATGGCATTCTATCTTATCGAAGACGCAAGACAGGACAGCAACTATTCATCAAATGGGAAAAGTGTATGCAGGAGATTACTGACAAACACAAAACAGACTATGGTAGCCCTTACTTGCTCCCGATTCTAAAATACCCATACGACAACCGCAGTCAATACAAAAATGTGCTTTACCGCACAAACAAAAATCTGAAAGAGGTTGCCAAGTTGGCTGACATATCCATTCCTTTAACCCTATATGTTGCCCGTCACTCATGGGCAAGCATAGCCAAGAGCAAGAACATCCCTATCTCGGTTATCAGCGAAGGTATGGGACACGATTCGGAAATGACGACGCAAATCTATCTGGCTTCGCTGGATAACTCTGTCGTGGACAGAGCAAACATACAGATATTAAGAGAGTTGTTATAAGGCAAGTGCCGTTTAGTAAAACAGAATATCTCTTGTTAAGAGTGCCGGCAATGTTGATATTCAATGTTTTGAGTTGGATTTTGCAAAACAAATAGGCTATCAGTTGATGATATTTAGTGCTTTATCACCTGAAAGACAGCCTATTTTTCATAAAAATGTGTACCTTTGCATTGGATATAGTATCTCTTAACAAGAGACAACACGGAAAATGGCAGATGGAACTCATAGATAACATAAACAAGACACTAAAAAACGATTGGGCAATGGAGTTAAGCAGTGGTGGCAAGGTCGCCATTGCCGCTTCATGCTTTTCCATCTATGCCTTCGAAGAGTTGAAAGCACAGTTGAAGGATATTGATGAACTTCGTTTCATTTTCACTTCCCCCACCTTTATCACTGAGAAAGTAGATAAACAGAAGCGTGAGTTCTACATTCCTCGTCTGAACAGAGAGCGCAACCTATATGGTTCTGAGTTTGAAATCAAGCTCCGCAACGAACTTTCCCAAAAGGCCATTGCCAAGGAGTGTGCCGAGTGGATTCGCAAGAAAGCCTGCTTCAAGTCTAATCAGACGGGAGAGCACATGATGGGCTTTGCCGTTGTCGATGATAAGGCTTACATGCCCATAACCGGATTTACTACCGTGGAGTTGGGATGCGAGCGTGGCGACAATGCCTATACGATGATCAACAAATTCCAGGCACCTTATTCCGAACAATACTTGACCTTGTTCAATCAAGTCTGGAACGACAACGCCAAGATGCAGGTGGTGACGGAGAAGGTGTTGGACAGCATCGCCAATGCCTACAAGGAGAACTCGCCTGAGTTTATATACTTCGTGACGCTATACAATATCTTCAGCGAATTTCTCGAAGATATTTCTGAGGATGTGTTGCCAAACGAAGCCACCGGCTTCAAATCGAGCGTCATTTGGAACAAGCTCTACAACTTCCAACGCGACGCGGCTCTCGCCATCATCAATAAGTTGGAAAAATACAACGGCTGCATCCTTGCCGACTCCGTAGGTCTCGGCAAGACATACACCGCTCTTTCGGTCATAAAATATTACGAGAACCGCAACAAGTCCGTTCTCGTTCTATGCCCGAAGAAACTGCACGACAACTGGGTAACATACCGCAGTAACTACGTCAACAATCCGCTTGTTGCCGACCGTCTGCGTTATGATATTCTATATCATACCGACCTGTCGCGCACATCCGGCACGAGCAACGGCCTCGACCTCGAACATATCAACTGGGGAAATTACGACCTTGTCGTGATTGACGAAAGCCATAACTTCCGCAACGGTGGCAAAGTCACCACTGACGAGAACGACGAGAATCCGCGTGAGAACCGCTACTTGCAGTTGATGAACAAGGTTATCCGCGCAGGTGTCAAAACCAAAGTGCTGATGTTGTCGGCTACGCCGGTCAACAACCGCTTCAACGACTTGCGTAATCAACTGCAACTCGCATACGAGGGTGATGCAGAGCGTTTCGACGAACTGCTCAATACCACCGCACCGATTGACCACATCTTCCGCGATGCTCAGACTGCGTTCAATCGTTGGTCGAAACTGCCGGAGGAAGAACGCACAACAAAGGCATTGCTTGACTGCCTCAGCTTCGACTTCTTTGAGGTACTCGACAGCGTAACCATCGCCCGAAGCCGAAAGCATATTCAGCAATACTACGATACAACCGACATCGGCGAGTTCCCCACGAGATTGAAGCCAATCTCGCGTCGCCCGAAACTTACCGACCTGCCGACGGCTGTCAGCTTCAATGACATATATGTGTCGGTTTCCGAGCTGAATCTCGCCATATACACACCGTCCGACTTCATATTCCCCTCTAAAATTGAGAAGTATATGACAGTCAAAGCCGACGGCTCGGTGAGCAACCTTTCACGCAAAGGGCGTGAACGAGGCATCCGCAAACTTATGAGCATTAACCTGCTCAAACGTTTGGAGAGTTCGGTAAACTCTTTCCGTCTGACGCTCAACCGCATCAAAGACTTCATTGAGGCGACCATTAACGCCATCGACTCTTTCGACGGCACTCATGCCGACGTTGACGATTTCAATTTTGAAAGCAGCCTCGACCTTGACGAGCGCGAGGATTCGGCTTTCATCGGTGGCAAGAAAACGAAAATCGACCTCGCAGATATGGACTATATCCAGTGGCGTAGTTATCTTGCCAAAGACCTCGAAAACCTGAATACGCTGCTCTTTATGCTCGCCGACATCACGCCGGAGCATGACAGCAAACTTCAGATGCTCATTGAGGAAATTCGCTCGAAGTTTGAGCATCCTATCAATGGCGACAACAAGAAGATTATCATATTCACCGCCTTCTCAGATACGGCTCTCTATCTCTACGAGAATATAGCACCGCTCATCAAGGTGCGCACCGGGCTTCACTCCGCCCTCATTACGGGCGACGTTGAGGCGCGCTCAACTTTGAAGCTGCGAGAAAAGCTCGACTTTAACAAAGTCCTGACGCTTTTCTCGCCAGTCTCTAAAGAGAAAGCGGCTATCTACCCGAACATTAACGAGGAAATAGACGTGCTGTTTGCCACTGACTGCATCTCCGAAGGTCAAAACCTTCAGGACTGCGATTTCCTCATCAACTATGATATACACTGGAATCCCGTCAGGATTATTCAGCGTTTCGGACGTATTGACCGCATCGGCTCGCGCAACAAGGTGATACAACTCGTCAACTACTGGCCTGATATGGACTTGGACGACTACATCAATCTCAAAGGCCGTGTCGAGGCACGTATGAAAGTGTCTGTTCTCACCGCCACCGGCGATGACAACCCCATCTCCATTGAGGAACAAGGCGATCTCAAGTATCGGCGCGACCAACTGCAACGACTGCAAAAAGAAGTCGTCGACCTCGAAGAAATGAACAACGGCGTCTCAATCATGGACTTGGGCTTGAACGAGTTCCGCCTCGACTTGCTCGACTATATGAAGCAGGGACACGACATTGAGCATACCCCGATGGGGCTTCATGCGCTCGTTCCTGCCGAGGAAGGCGCACCGAAGGGCGTTGTTTTCGCACTGAAAAACCGCAGCAACGGCATCAACATCGACCGCAAGAACCGTCTGCATCCGTTCTATATGGTCTATATCTCGCAAGACAGCGAGGTTATTGTAGACCATCTCAATCCGAAAGATTTGCTCGACCGTATGCGCCACTTGTGCCGTGGCAAGTCCGAGCCTTTGCTCGACCTTTGCCGTCAGTTCAACGGCGAAACCCGCGACGGACGACACATGGGCACTTACTCCCGACTACTCGGCGATGCCATCGCCTCGCTTATTAAAACCAAAGAGCAAACCGACCTGTTCTCTTTCCTCGAAGGCGACTCAGGCTCGCTTTTCGGTAACGAAGTCAAAGGTCTTGACGACTTCGAGTTAATCTGTTTCTTAATTGTAAGGTGATATGTTAGGTTTGCCACAGTCCACAGAAGTAAAACGCAGCTTACCAAAGGCGCAGCTCTATCGTCAGTTTGATTGGAAACCGGCGTGGTGCGATGCGTTCGATGCCGAGGTGTCGCGTCTTGATTTCGTCAACTGGATTGCGCCAAAGACCGTTCCGGCTATTGCCGCAGGTGCTGAGGTCAAGGAAATTTTTGTCGTGGAGGTTGTGCTGAAACAGCCCACCATCTCCAACGGCAATCTGCTTCGCATCGTCAAGTCCATCCCGCAGCGCATCGTGTGGGCGTTGACCTTTGAGGGCAAGGTGCAGCTTGCCGTATGGCACTCGCACCTTTTTGCGTCGGAGCGCATTGACGCAGCCGAAGCCTCGCTACCGCTCAGCGGGCTTGACCTCGATGCCGCATGGCAGAACATCATCTGCACACTCGGTGAATTTGCCGTTGAAGCCGATAAGTCGCTCAACGAACAAATCAAGGTCAACGAGGAGCAAACCAAACTGCAAGCACAGATTGACCGCCTCGATCGCCAAATGCGGGCCGAGCGGCAACCGCGTCGCAAAAACGAACTTTTCAAACAAATTCAGAAACTGAGATGGCAAATACAATGAACCGCCCAAATGCTTCTTCTTTATTCCATTTTACTGATAGCCTTGAAGTCCTTAAAGCTATTATAACAAATGGTTTATTATTTTCTTATTCTTATGAAGAACATGATTTTCTAAATCTTCCCAAAGAAGATTTACCAGACTTTAAAGGTATTGCAATTCCTATGGTTTGTTTTTGCAACACCCCATTATCTCGTGCAGAAAACCATGCTCGTGTTTATGGCAAGTATTATATTGCGCTCGATAAAGAATTTATTTTGGATATATATAATCCAATTCTTAATCCTGTAATTTATTATAGTTCAGAAAATCTTGCTCGTTCTATATTCTGTTTAGATAACACAAAAAATATTCTGCAATGCCTGTTCTTACAATCTGTTCAAACTTATGCAAATAATAATAATGATAAGGCAGAACAATTAGTAAAGATTATGTCGGGCGATGGAGATTTTACAGAAAGATTCAATCAATTGCCTTTTGAATTACGGGACAACATTACTTCTATAAACGACTATTCCTTTGCTGCCGATTTTATTTTAGGTTTATCTAAACCTATCTACGGCAAAAATAAACTTGGAGAAGATACTTTCTTGGATGAAGAACGAGAATGGAGAGCATTTTTGATTGACAGATATGATGACTCAATTCGGTGGAGGTTTTATCCTAACAAAAATAGTTTTGAGGAGGACAAAGAGAACCTAAAGCAATTAGTTCTCCAAAACAAGAATTGTTATCTTACAATTCCAGCTTTAGAATGGTCAAATATGATTACATCTATTTGTACCGAAAAGGAGAGTCAAATCCCTGAATTGGTAAATTTTATCTTGTCAGCAAAAACACTGTTTGGCTTTCCTGTTACAAAAGAAACCGAGTATATAAAGAATTTTTTACTTAGCCGTTTAACCAGTTTTGAACGACTTTCGAATGATATTTAATAAAACAACATATATGGATAAACTAAAAATGCAAAGCCCTGACGCGATGGTGGGCAATGTGGCGAAGATTGCTGCATTGTTTCCGCAGTGTGTCACGGAGCGCATGGGCAAAGACGGACACCCGGAGCTTGCTGTCGACTTCGACAAGCTGCGCGAGGAGTTGAGTGCCGATGCTCTCGAACCGGGCGAAGAAAGATACCAGTTCACGTGGCCCGACAAAAAGGCTTCGGGACGTTTGGCGAATACGCCTACAACTATGACACTGCGCCCTTGCCCGGAGGAGTCTGTCAACTTTGACACCACACAGAACTTATACATTGAGGGAGACAACCTCGAAATCCTCAAAATCTTGCGCGAAGATTACCTGGGTGCAGTCAAAATGATTTATATCGACCCACCGTACAATACCGGCAATGACTTTGTATATAACGATAACTTCACACAAGGACGTGATGAATACGAAGCCGGAAACGGAGCATTTGATGCCGAGGGCAACCAAATGCTCGACCCGATGCAGCGCAACACAGAAGCCAATGGCCGTTTTCACACCGACTGGCTCAATATGATTTATCCGCGCCTGAAAGTTGCTCGCGAACTGCTTTCTGAAGATGGCGTTATTTTCATTTCTATTGATGATGGTGAGCTTGAAAATTTGCGTCGGGTTTGCAATGAAATCTTTGGCGTTGATAATTTTCGTAATACGCTACTTGTACGCCGCCGGATCAAAAGCCTGAACTCTCAATTTGCGAATAATGGTCTTGCAAGCCTTAATGTCGGTTTTGAATATATTCTTGTTTACTCAAAGACCTCTGATTTCTTAATGAAGGCATTACGACAGAAAAAAGTGGATGCTTCTCCCAAAGGTAGATGGGATGTGTTTTGGAGTAATGCAGATAGACCAACTATGAGGTATGAATTACTCGGGTTTACTCCACAGACTGGTCAATGGAGAAATGGGAAGGATAAGGCAGAGAAAGCAGCCGAAAACTATAAGGTTTTTGAAGAACAGTATTCTAAAAATATGACAATTGAAGAATACTCTCAAAAAACAGGAATTACAGAATTTATACGTCGTATTCCTAATGCAACTGGTAAAAATGGAGGGGTTCAGCATTGGGTAGCACCGTCAGATACCGCACTTCGCACAAGTAATTGGACTGATATAGAAGTCTCTCAGATTAGCAAAGAAATAGACTTGCCATTTGACAATCCAAAGAGTCGTCAGTTAATTACAGAATTGATTAAACTTTCTGAATTTACAACAACTGACATCGTACTCGATTTCTTCAGTGGCTCAGCAACCACAGCCCACGCTGTTATGAAACTCAATGCAGAGGACGGAGGACACCGCAAGTTCATCATGGTGCAGTTGCCTGAAGTTACGGACGAAAAGAGCGAGGCTCATAAAGCCGGTTACGCGAACATCTGCGAAATCGGCAAAGAGCGCATCCGTCGTGCCGGAAAGAAAGTCAAGGAGGAAGCCAGACTACAAGGTCAAGACCTCGACATCGGCTTCCGTGTGCTGAAACTCGACACGTCGAATATGGAAGATGTATATTATACTCCAGATGATTTGACCGAACTAAATCTTTTCAACTCGATTGACAACGTAAAACCCGACCGCACTCCGCTCGACTTGCTGTTCCAAGTTCTGCCCGAACTCAATATCGAGTTGTCGGCTCGCATCGAGGAAAAGGAAATCCACGGCAAGAAAGTGTTTATGGTAAATGGCGACCAACTGATTGCCACTTTCGACACCGACGTGAACGAGTCCACCATCACCGAGATAGCCAAGCTTCGCCCTGTTTACTTCGTGATGCGCGATGCCTCCGCCGAGAACGACAACGTCCTCGACAACTTCGAGCAAATCTTCAAGCACTATTCTCCAGATACCATCCGACGTGTCTTGTAATCTGCAAATGCTATGAAATTCAAATTCAAGATACAACAGTATCAAACGAACGCGGTACAGAACACCGCTGACATCTTCCTCGGGCAACCGAACCGCGCCAATACGCAGTATCGCCGCGACTTGGGTAAGCGTAAGGAGGGAACTCTCGACCTCAAAACAGAAGGAGAAGATGACGGCTACCGCAACTCCGACGTGGAACTTGACAGCGCACGGCTGCTCGAAAACCTCCACGCTGTACAGACTCGTTCGGGTGTGCCGCTCTCAAAAACTCTTGCCGCCACCGACGGTCTCGGAGCGGTGAGCCTCGACGTGGAGATGGAAACCGGCACGGGTAAGACCTACGTCTACATCAAGACGATGTTTGAACTCAACAAACGCTACGGCTGGTCGAAGTTCATCATCGTGGTGCCGAGCATCGCCATTCGCGAGGGTGTAGCCAAGAGTTTCCGTATGCTCGAAGACCACTTCATGGAGCATTACGGCAAGAAAGCCCGGTGGTTTGTCTACAATAGTTCACGACTGAACGAACTCGATGCCTTCTCGCACGATGCCGGACTGAGTGTAATGATTATCAATACTCAGGCTTTTGCCGCCTCGATGAAAGAGGGAGGCCGCAGCAAGGAGAGCCGCATCATCTATACCAAGCGCGACGAGTTCGCCTCGCGCCGTCCTATCGACGTGATAGCGGGCAACCGCCCCATCATCATCATGGACGAGCCGCAGAAGATGGGCGGCGATGCCACACAGACGGCTCTCAAACGCTTCCGCCCGCTGTTTGTACTCAACTACTCTGCAACTCACAAGAAGCACCACGACACGGTATATGCCCTTGACGCTCTCGACGCTTATCAGCAGAAGCTCGTCAAGCGCATCCGCGTTATCGGTTTTGAAATCAAGAACCTGCGCGGCACAAGCGGTTATATGTACCTTGACAACATTGTGTTAAGCCACAGCAAACCGCCAATGGCCCGCATCGAAATTGAGGTGAAGAACGCAGCCGGACAGCCTCGCCGACAGGTTAAGACTTTGGGCGTGGGCGACTCGCTATATATCGAATCAAACGAACTGCTCGAATACCGCGACTTCACCATCTCCGAGATCTTCCCCGGGAATGAGGCACAGCCTGTGGGCTACGTCACCTTCACCAACGGAAAGACCATCCGCAAAGGTGAACTCGTGGGCGACTCCAACGAACTGCATTTGCAGCGCGTTCAGATTCGAGAGACTATCAAAGCCCACTTCGAGCGCGAGCGTAAATTGTTCAAGCTTGGCATCAAATGCCTGTCGCTGTTCTTCATCGACGAGGTGGCTAAGTACCGCAGCTACGACAGTGACGGTAATGAGGTAAAAGGCGCGTTCCAACAAATCTTTGAGGAAGAATACTCCAGACTTGTCAATGACGAGTTCCACATCTTCGACGAAGACTATAACGAATATCTGCGCCGTTTCTTTCCCTATCAGACGCACAGAGGCTACTTCTCTATTGACAAGAAAGGGCGTATGGTCGACAGCAAGACCAAGCGCGGCAGCGATGTGTCGGACGAACCAAGCGACTATGAGTTAATCCTCAAAGACAAGGAGCGTCTATTGAGTTTCGATGAACCGACACGCTTCATCTTCTCCCACTCCGCATTGCGCGAGGGGTGGGATAACCCAAATGTGTTCCAAATCTGCACTCTGCGCCACAGTAATTCCGGCACAGCCAAGCGTCAGGAAGTGGGGCGCGGTCTGCGTATCTGCGTAGACCGCAACGGCGTGCGTCAGGACAAGGAACTGCTCGGCGAGGCCGTCCACGATGTCAATATCCTCACGGTCATTGCCAACGAGAGCTATGCCGACTTCTCTTCGGCACTCCAAAAGGAAACCAAAGAGGCATTGCGCGAACGTGCCGTCAAGGCATCGTCCGACTACTTCGAGGGTAAGACTGTCACCGTGGGCGGTCAGCCTCACACCATCGACGACCGCGAGGCATCGCGCATCATGGTGTACCTCGAAGACAACGATTATATCGACAGCGAGGGAAACATCACTCCGAAATATCACGCTGATGTCGCCGCTGAGTCTGTTGCTCCCTACGGTAGCAAACTCGAACCAATTGCCGAGGGCGTAACCCTACTGATACAGTCAATCTACGACCCGTCATTGCTGAAGAAGTTGACAGAGAACGGCAACGACACCAAGATTCCGCCACAATCGCTCAATTCCAATTTCTCGAAAAAGGAGTTTCAAGCGTTGTGGAAAGAAATCAACCACCAGTATGTCTACACCGTCAGCTACGATTCGCAGGAACTTATCAACAACGCCATTAAGCATTGCAACACCGACGAACTGGAGGTGCGTCGTTTGCGCTATATAAAGGTTGTTGGCGTTCAGGACGGAGAAGATGCAACGCAGTTCGGTGACACTCGCTCATCGTCAAACGAGCTGACCGACGTGAGCACCACCACAGTCAAGTATGACCTTATCGGCGAGATTGCCAAAGGTGCCAACCTCACACGCCGCAGTGTGGCTGCAATTCTCCGAGGTCTGCGTCCGGCAAAGATGGCTCTATATAAGAACAACCCCGAAGAATTTATCCGCAAGGCCGTGAACATCATACGCGAGCAAAAGGCCACGATGATTGTAGAGCATATACACTACAATATGACCGACGGTGTATTTGATTCGGACATCTTCACCACAGCAAGCAAGGCAGAGTTCTCCAAAGCATACGAGGCGAAGAAACACATCACCGACTATGTCGTTGCAGACTCAGAGGGCGAGCGAAACTTCGCCCATGACCTTGACGAGAGCAACGAGGTGGCAGTCTACGCCAAGTTGCCGCGAGCATTTCAGATACCTACGCCGGTGGGCAGCTATGCTCCCGATTGGGCTATCGCCATGACACGCGGCGGAGTAAAGCACATCTTCTTTATCGCCGAAACCAAAGGCACACTGCAAAAGATGCAGCTCTCGGCAATAGAGAACGCCAAAATCGACTGCGCCACAAAGCTGTTCAACGAAATCTCTGATACCAACGTAAAATACCACCAAGTGGCGACCTATCAAGATTTGTTAGATAAAATGAGTGCAGTAGGCTGATAAACTTTAGTCGTTCACTTGTTGAGGGTGGACGCCTAAAGTTATGGTCATGCTGTGACATGATTTTCTTTTTTTTCTAATGCGTGAATTTAGAAAATAAAGCCTAGACGGTTCACACCGTCTAGGCACATCCTAAAATTTACTTTCTACGCTTTGGTGGGCCAACTTTTACCTTTTCAACTACGGTTGTGTTTGGGTGCTGTTGTGCATACTTGATAGATACAAATTGTCCCGTTTCAGCACTTCTACCTTTTTCTATAGTTCTTGCCATATCTTGAATTTTGAGGTTAATACTATGCGGTGGCCTACCGTTTCCGCTACGGTACACTTAGGCGTTGTATACCATCTACCTTTCACGTCATCAAGTGTTTACCTTGTGTGTGCTTCGGGGCAGCAATAGAAACATCCGTCTACATTGCTGTAGTACCTCTTTGCCTCTCTTACAGCATCCTTGCCATTTGCGAAGAAACCCAGACAAATTCGGTTTTCCACCGATGGTAAATACCTGCAACTTGATGCATGAACTTCATGTTCACCTGTAGGTTGGGCAATTTTGTTAACGTAGTAAAAACCACTCATAATAAAAATGTCAACTCTCTGGTCCATTAGCCAGGGTTTTAATTTCGAATTGACGTTGCAAAGATATGTACTTTTTCCCTTTCAAACAAACGCAGATGTGAAAAAATCACATTATAAGTACCAAAATAGACCAAATTATTCAGAAAAATCTTGTATTATTGAGAAATTCTCACTATATTTGCATAGTTTTTGTTACACAATCAATGAGATAATATATGTTACAGCAATTTATAGTTGAGAATTTTCTTTCGTTCAAAGACAGAGAAATCTTTTCTCTTTACCCCAGTAAGGGTACTTTGAAAAAAGAGCATAAGACAGAGCCAATTAAAGGGCAGTGGGTTTTAAAGTCTGCTGCGATGTTTGGAGCAAATGCGGGCGGTAAGAGTAACTTTGTCAAGGCCATTGAATTAGGGAAAAAACTTGTTTTGAGAGGAACAAGAACAGATGATTTAATAGAATTCTATCCTTTTCGATTGAGCTCCGAAAATAAGAAGAAGGATACCACAATTGTTTATCACATACTTTGTGATAACAAGAAATACGAATATGGTTTTAGCTACAATGCTGAGCAGATAAGTACCGAATGGCTTAAACAAATAAACAAAAATAGTGACTGCATTATTTTCAAAAGAGAAACAGAAAAATCAGAGTTCGACATTTCTTATCTTCTTAAAATCAATCCAAAAGAAGAAGAATCACAATTTTTGTCTTTTCTAGCCAAAGCAACACCTCAAAGGCAATTGTTTCTCCATGAAGTTATAAGCCGTAATATTCATGAGAACGTTTCAAATGTTAAAGATTTAGACTCAGTTGTAAACTGGTTTGTGAATTCTCTTAAAATTATTTTTCCTGATACACCATACAAACAAGGAGTTCTACTTAAAGCGGCGGATGACAACGACTTAAAACGTGGTTTCGGGGCACTTTTAAGATACTTTAATACGGGCGTGGATGGTGTAAAATTAATTGAAGTCCAATTTGAAAAACTTGGAATTCCACAGGATTTACAACGTGCAATTAAAACAGATTTATCAAAATCAAATACAGATGAGGCTTTTGGCACCTTGCGCTTTGAAGACAATTTGTATTTAATCAATTTGATTGATAGTGAAATTAAGGCAAAAAAATTAATGACTGTTCATAAAAAAATTGATGATACAGATGTGGAACTCTTTTCTCTTGGCGATGAGAGTGATGGTACAAAACGCTTATTTGATTACATTCCGCTTATCTTGGATTTAATTCAAGGGGGAAAGGTTTTTGTGGTTGATGAAATGGAACGGAGCTTGCATCCTGCACTTATTCAGCAAATAATCAATTTGTTTTACAAATATTCAAAAGATGTTTCTAGTCAGTTAATCTTTACCACTCACGAGAGTTCTCTAATGAACCAAAAGGTGTTTAGGAAAGATGAAATTTGGTTGATGAAGAAAAACAGTAATGGGGTTAGTTCATTTGGTAGAATGGATAACCTATACAATGTGCGCTTTGATAAGATGTTACAAAACAGCTACCTTAATGGAGAATATGGGGCAACGCCTATATTTGAGACAGAAGAAGAAATAAGTAAATTATTTTCAACTTTCAAATGATTTGTGACAAAATGGCAAGTTTTATTTCTAAGTTCTTATTTACCGCTACTGTGACAGCCCCAGTTTTTTTGTCACTTGGATTAATTGGGGTAATAAAGGATAGTGAGACATATTTTCAAGTATGGGATAATATGCTAACAAACGATAAAATACCTACTAGTTTTGAATGGTGGACTATAAATGTTAGCTTTGCATTCATGTTAGTATGCTTTATTGGAATTAAAATTTTTCTTTGCAATAAAACGAACGAGGAAGGAAAAACAATAAAGGTTCTATCATACTCAAATCTATCTCAGAACAGCGCAGAGCAAGTAATGTCATCTATAATCCCTTGGCTGACGATATTTGCTGATGGACTTGATTTTGCGGTGCTATTTGTATGCATAATTCTTCAATGCTGTTTTATTGCAGTTGCGAGTTATAATAATAACAACTATAATTTACTTTGTTCCATATGGGGATACCGTTATTATGAAGTAAAAACGGAAGAAAACACATATGTTCTTATTTCTAAAAAATGTATTAGAAATAAGAATGAAATCAATAGTTTCGTAGAAGTAACAGATTATATGGGTCTAATCACTAAAAAAATAAATAATTATGAGCCAATTTTACGCATTGATGCATGACAATACGGTAAAGTACATATCTCTAAAAGAAGATATTGTAACCGATATTAGAAACCTTTTTATAAACGGTGGTGCTAAATTAAAACCTGAAGGTATAGAAGAAGATATATTTGATGGAAATATCGTAAGCCGAAATGGAGAAAATATCACGTATGTCAATTATAACTTACCTGAAGATTTTTTACGTGTACCAGATAATCAAGCTGACATGTCCGAATATAATATAAATGAGGACGTACCTAAAAGTATATTTTATTATGTTGATGGGAAATTTTATTTTCAGATTTTTAATAAGAAGAACATGTTACAACGTAAGATGGTCTTACAATTATTTGAGTACGGGAACGTATTTACTAAAATGAATAATACTGCCTTTATTGTTGAGGATAAAGTTCATGCAATATATGAAAATGGGAAATTATACTTCCAAAGTTATACGATTGCAAATCAGATATTTTCGCTAATAGATTTTGTTACAGAAGCCACAAATACAGAAATTGAATCTTTTGGCGAAATAAAAGGTATAGATGTAAGTGCGGAGAACATAAAACATATTGCAAACATAAAGACTCGTCGACTCATAAAATTATTATCTAGCACAAACAACATTACTACTTTTATGCGAAAGGCATCTCGAACGAAAACAAGTCTTTTAAAGAAATATGGAATCAATGCACAAATTAATGGGGACAATGAATTAGTGTTACCGACCGATAATGTTGTTGAACTAAATCGTACTTTAGAATTTCTAAATGAAGATATATTTAGAGGTGTCATCACTGATAGCCTTTATCGTTCAAATTCCAAGAAAAAAGACATTCGCTAATCATGAGTGAGAAAAATAAAATAATACTCTATCAAGACGATAATGAGATAACTCGTGTGTCGGTGCGCTTTGCTGACGAAGATTTGTGGCTGACACAGAATCAGTTGGCAGAAATATATTGTACTACACAACAGAATATCAGCCAGCATATAGATAACATCTATAAAGACGGTGAATTATCCACAGAAGCAACTAACAAGAAATTCTTGTTAGTTCGTCAAGAAGGTAATCGTCAGGTGAGACGCAACATTGACCATTACAATCTTGACATGGTTATCGCCTTGGGCTATCGTGTGCAGTCTCAGGTTGCGACACGTTTCCGTCGTTGGGCTACACAGCGGCTTCATGAGTATATCCAGAAGGGATTTGCGATGGATGATGAGCGGTTGAAGCAAGGAGGTAACCGTTACTTCCGCGAGTTGTTGCAGCGTATCCGAGATATTCGTAGCAGTGAGCGGAACTTCTACCAGCAGGTCACGGATATATATGCTACCGCTACAGATTATGACCCTCGTGATGAAATGACCAAGATGTTTTTCGCCACCGTTCAGAATAAGTTGCATTATGCTGTTCACGAGAATACGGCAGCGGAAATTATCTACAACCGTGTGGATAACGAGAAGCCGTTTGTGGGCATGACGAACTTCAAGGGCAACTATGTCACGAAGGATGATGTGAAGATTGCCAAAAACTATTTGTCTGAGATTGAACTCCAGCGTCTGAATCTACTTGTTTCCGGTTTCTTGGACTTTGCTGAGTTCCAAGCACTTGAAATGAATCCCATGACGATGAGAGATTGGATAGAAGTACTGGACAACCAGATTATCGCTCACAAACGAAAGGTGCTGATTGGCAAGGGCAACATCTCACATAAGCAAGCGATTGAGAAGGCCGAAAAGGAGTTTGAAATCTATCGCAAACGCGAAATGGAACTGCTCGAAAGCGATTTTGATAGAGAGATCAAAAGATTAAATGACAAAAACGATAATAATCCAAACTAAATCGCTACCTTTGCCACACGAAATCATCCGCTTCCGTGATGCGCAGAATGGGGCAATTTTGCGGTGGAGCGATGGGAGGAGATTGCGGGGTTAGCAATTCCTCAAAGTGAAGATATAGAGCTACTTGGGTGTAGATTACGATTCCTGGTGGCACCACAAAGTAAGAACTCGCTGAAATTCAACCTAATAAGTCGAATTTCAGCGTTGTTTTTTAAGCAAAATCGGCTCGCTCTCGGTAAAAAAAAAGACCTTGAATGTCGCATTTTGGTGCATTTTGTAGTAGATAGTCGCAAAAATCTGCAAGCAAATCTGCAAGCAAATCTGCAAGCACTTTTACAAGCAAATCTGCAAGCACTTTGAACCAAAGTAGGCATCGAGGCACTTAGTTGACCGATGGCTAAAATTAAATTTGTCCTCGACACGCGAGAAAGAAAGGATGGCTCTAACAAGGTAATGCTGTCCTTCATTCACAAAGGATTCCGCAAACAAGCGGCTCTTGGCATCAAGATTCATCTCGAAAATTGGGATGCTGAACAATGCCTTGTCACCTCGAAAGAGAAAAATCACCGACACATCAATCAGCGTCTGCAATTCTTCCGCTCTGCTGCGGAGGGTGTAATACTGCGCCACTATGGACTGAATAGTGACGGAGCAACTATCTACGCTGACCTTGAAGCTGCTCTTTTCCCGGAAAAGGTAGAGGAAAAGATAGAGGCAGAGAAAGCAGCGATTGAGGAAGAAAAAGCCGCTAACGGTTTGTTGGAGGTGGCGAAAAGGTTCACCGCGATGAAGAAGGAGTCCACTCGACTTACCTACGAGCGGACGGTGAAGCACATCGAAGCGTTCATCGGCAAAGGGCAGACTAATGTTCTCGATGAGGTAAACAAGTCTTGGCTCACCGCCTTTGACAACTATCTCGCGGAAAGCAACCCCTCGCCCAATGCTCGCGCCCTCCACTTCCGCAACCTACGCGCTATCTTCAACTACGCCCTTGACGAGGAACTGACAAGCAACTATCCTTTCCGTCGTTTCAAGATTAAGACGGTAAAGACCGACAAGCGTAGTCTGTCAGTTGAGGTGCTTCGTCAGGTTCTCGACTATCCCGTTGAAGATTGGCAGGTAATGTATCGCGATATGTTCAAGCTCTCCTTTATGCTTATGGGCATCAACTTTGCCGATATGCTGAACTTGAAAAGAAGCGATATGCGCGAGGGTCGCATCGTTTTCAACCGCCACAAGACGGCTCGCCTTTATTCCATGAAGGTAGAGCCGGAGGCAATGGCACTGATTGAGAAGTATGCCGGAAAGGATCATCTTCTCTCTATCATGGATAGCCGCAAGGATTACCTGCAATATGTGCGGCAGACCAACAACGCCCTGCGCAAGATTGGCGACTGCGAGCGTAGCGGATTGGGCGGCAAGAAAACACATCATGCCATATGCCCGGAACTCTCTACCTACTGGGCGCGTCACACTTGGGCGACCATAGCCGCAAGCCTTGACATCCCGAAGGAAACCATCGCTGCGGCACTCGGTCACGGAGGCAACACCGTTACCGACATTTATATTGACTTCGACCGTCGCAAGGTGGATGAAGCCAACCGCAAAGTGCTTGACTATGTGCTGTACGGTGTCACTGATTCCTTTGTGCCCGTAAAAGCAAAACGCGGCAGACCGAAGAAGTCCACCGCGCCTAAAGCGACAAAAGAGGATGCAGCTTAGTCGTCCTTGATTGGATAGAAAACGCCTTTGATTAGCTGCGACATTCCGTTTTCCGTGAATGTCGCAGTTAGTTTTTCACAGATGTAGCGTTTGCCACGGATAAGAAACACCGAGCGAACATCGGGTATCGTGTCCGAAAGGAACTTAAAGGTCGTTTTTTTCTTCGGCTCAATCGGATGTATGATTTTGTGCCGTCTTACTCGCCCGTCATTGATGCGCAGTGAGAAGTGGGCAAACGCGAAATTGCTCCAGTCTTCGTTAATCACGATATTCTCCACATTGGGATAAGGGAGTTTGTTCCAATTGTCGTAGTTTGAACCGTCAAACCACCCCATATAAATGCGGTCGTAATACTCCGCTTTCTTGTCCTTTTCCCCTGCGGCAAGGGTCGATACCGTGTGCGTCTGCCGGAACGGATAGGCTTCCTCGTTCTCACCCTCTGCGCTGTCGTCTTCATCGTAAGAGGAGAAAGAGAGGAAAAGGACTTTTCCGTATTTCGCTTCCGTCTCGTCAATGCGAGCCGGAACGAACTCAATCTCCACCTGCTCTGCATCCTCGGAGTCGTTGACGATACGCCCTCCAAAGAGATTGACAGGTTGCAGAATACATCGGTACTCAAAAGATATTCTGATACGTCCCCCAATGTTGCTCACATTCTTAACCTTTCTATCCATAGCGCGGATAATGAAGTAGGCATCAGCATCAGCGGCATAAAGCAACTTGTCAATCTGACTGTTGCGATGATGCTGTCCGTCCCAAGTGGCCCATCCTTTATTGGCTGCCATAAGTTCCAACATCGTATTGTAGCGCACCACACGGTCTTGCCAACCTTTGATGAACCAATCGCACGAGTAGTATTTCCATTTATCGTGGTCGCAATCCTTGTAGACAAGGTTCTTGGATTCGAGATAGTCGCATCTTTCTTCCTCAATCTTGACCTCGGTAGAATGTTCGTCGATGATGTTGTCGAGGCAGACCGGAGGCTTCGAGGTGAGATGGGAGTAGGTGAAGTGAAAGTCTATTCGCTTGCCTCGGTGGTCGAAGTCGAACTCACCGCCCAAGAACAGCTCCAATTTCTCGAAGTATTCCTCCACCGTCCAGTGTGGCAATGCACGGGCGAACTCCGGCATATACCAGGCATGAGGGAGCGTGTTGCAGATAAGCAGATAGCGGAACTCCTCTTTATCCTCCCATTCGGAGAAGTCGCAGGTATAGCCTACAACCTCGCATATCTTCTTTGTGATGTAAAGAAGATAGGGTTGCCACGACAGCCCCGTGCATTTCTCCTTGTTCCATACCCAATGCCATATTGGCGAAGTGCTGTCAGGCGGCACAAAGTCGGCAAGATTCTGAATGTTGCCGGAATAGTCGTTGACCCACGGCAGGGCTACGCATTTCTCATCGTGGTACATCGGGTACCATGCTGTATCGGGAGTCATGGCGTTCTTGTTGGTGGTGGGTGGTGTTCCGAGGTCAAGCTCGTTGATGTAGACTTTATCGAAAGTCTTGTCGAAGTTCTGCTCACTTCGCCCCTCCAAAAATTGGGTCTTGACCTCCACCTCGCTTATCTCAGTGATGGTGATAGAGCCAAACTTGTAGAAGCCCTTGTCTCGTATCTCGCAGTCGTATATCACCTTTTGGGCGATAACGTCTGCACGATTGATGTTCCCGAAAATGGCGATGTTCTGAGGACAGCCTCGGAGTGGAAAGGTTATAGTGAGCGTATAACCGTCCGAGCCGGAGAACATACGGTTTTCGGAAACATACTCAAACGATATGCCTTTCTTCAAGGCTGCGAGTTGATTGTTTACATATATCTGCATAATTACCTGTGTTATTTTCGTGACTTTGGAGATTTATTTTTCATCAGTCTGTCGTAGTCGTCCTGTGCTTTCTGCATACCGTGGTCGCCTGTTACGGTGTTCACCGTCACAAATGGCTCGTTGAGCCTTGTGTCGAGGCGGTCAAGTGTAGCATAAAGCCGTTCATCAGTCTGCGAGGACTGATTATAGGTAGTGTTGTTCACCACGGTTGGGGCTTGTGGCTGTGCTGCTATTACTGCCGGTGCAGTAATCGTGCGCGACACATCGGCGGCAGTTATAGAGCCGATAGTGTTGGTTCGCTGCGCATAGTCCAAAGCCTCCAACAATGGGCGGGTTCGGGGATTATTGACAAGTCGCTGCGAGGCGACCCATTCCCCTTTGTGAACAACACCTGCCACTTCATCGGATTTACCTTTCGGAGTAAAGCCGCCGGATTCATACCCAGTAGCCTCGGCTGCCTGTTGCTGCTTCTTAATGGTTGCAATCTGTATCATACCTGCGGCCACGGCCATAGCTGCTGCAATGGGCGCGAGGATGTAGCCGACAAATGGAATGGCTGCTGCCGATCCGTAAGCGTTCAGGGCGTTGGTGGCGGTCTGCGCAACTGCCTGTATTACCTGCATAGCGAACATTTTGCGGTTCGCCTCCTTCTTGGCTTTGGCTATCTCCTTTTCCTTGTCGCGCTCAAGTTTCTTCACCTTGTATGAGTTACCCTCGGCACGGGAGATTTCGGCATCATACCGCTTGTTAATTTCAGCGGTCTGCATTTCGAGTTCAGCCTGCATCATGGAGGAAAGCTGCGAGAAGATGGCCGACATACCCGAAGTGAGCGTGTCGAGCGTCCCGGTCAGAGCCTTTCCTCCATCAGAGTTGAGCCATTCGATAGAATCGGCGATACCCTTTTCCATAGCGTTGCGAGTGTCCTCCTCGGCAAAAAGTCCGTACTTCTTTTTGAGGGCGAGCTTCGCTTTCTCGTAGGCTTCATCTATGCGGAGTTTTTCAGCGGCATTGTCACCGGCTGCGGCAAGTTCGCGGTCGTAGACTATTTTCAACATGGCGAGGTCAGCATCGAGTTTTGCCTGTGCCTCTTGCGGATTGTCGCCGAAGTAATCTTTTTTCATGGCAGCATACTTGGCTTCGAGTCTTTCAGTCTCCTGTTGCTTGCGCTGCATCTGCGCGATCAACAGAGACTGGAGCTGCTGCTCGGCTTGGAGTCGCTCCTTGCTTCCCTCCTTGGCGAGAGCCACAATTTTGCGCTGATGCTCGATTTCGGCTTCCTCGGTTTTGAGGTCGTAGGTTTCCTTGGAGATAGAGCCGTCAATGTAAAACTGCTTCAACTCGGCAAGATGCGTGTTATAGCGGTTGTTTTCCTCGTCGATGGTCTGTTCATCGATATGCTCCTGTTGCTTGCGCTGTGCTTCGCGCCACTCGGCTGTTATCTTCAGTCGCTCCGTTTCCGTGAGATCGGTGTGCTGCAACTGCCGCTCGTGGAACTCTACCGCTATTTCGTCCATACGTTTGGTGTGGGCGATGTAGTCGGTCTCGCCGGTGGCGTAGGCGATACGAGAGGATGCTTCTTCCTGTTCGCGCCAGTCTTTTTCTTTGGCGAACTTGTCAGTAGTACCCGAACCGCTACCACTCCCCGAACCACCTCCGCCGGTATAGGTAATAGGCACGTTGGGTGTTTCCGGCTCAGCAAGGGCATCCGCAGAAATTTCGTATTTCTTGCGGAGATATTCGTTGGCTTCGTTGAGCTGACGCTGTTTGCGCAGGTTGGCTTGATATGCCGCCTCGGAAGCGTTGTAGGTCTGACCCGTAGACGCAACCTTTCGGGCATACGGTGCGACATTCACCAGATTACCTGCTGCTGCATCGGTTGAGTTGGTGTAGTTCTGATAGCTCTCCATTTCACGGGCGTTCTCCCAATCTCTGACGGCGGCATCGTGTGTCGCCTTGTCCTTGTCGCGCTTGGATTTAAGACCCGGAGCCTGTTGTTCGAGTGTGAGAAGTTCTTTCTCATTCTGAACAATCTTCTCTGCGGCTGCTCTTGCACGGGCAACCTCGATGATAGAATTGCGCAGTTTGTCGTAGGCGACACGCGCATTGCCGACCATAATCTCCTCGGTAGATAGATTCTTGAAGTAGTCGGGATAGAGTGCCTGTAACTGCTCGGCTGCTTTTCTGCGCTCATCCTTAGACTTCTTCTCATCAGTGGCTGCCTTATATAGAGCGTCAAGTCGCGCAATCTCCTTATGGGAGTATTCTGCCGAGGCTTCATCGAGGTCGGTAAGCGACTTTTGGTATTCCTCCTGTTCCTTACGCGCTTTCTCCGCTTCCTCTCGTGCTGTCTTCCAACGGTTGGCGAGGGCGTAGATCGCTGCACCGAGGGCAAGCACCAGTCCTACCCAGTTGGAGAATTTCATTGCCGCCATAGACTTGCGCCATCGCTCCTGCATGGCATAGTTCACCTGCAAGCCGTTGGTGAAATACTGCACGGCATTTACCAACGGAGTGAACAGAAGGCGGACGGCAGGTAAAATCATTCTGACAAGTCGCATCGCTCCATGAAAGAGCGTTGTCGCCTTAGTTGCCATGACGGTATGATAGCGGTAGACTATCATAATGGCGTTGTAGGCGGCAATGGCGGTTACACCGGCTATTATCTCCTTGCGGTACTTGATAAAGAAATCGACCATAGCCGAGAGGGCTTTAAGGGCGATTGTCGAAGAAGAAATGACGAGTCGCATCACGGGCTGTAATTTTTCTCCGAGCTCCACGGCAAGTTCGTGGACGCGGTTCTTCGCTTTGTCAAGTTGTGCCTGAACGGTATTGTTCTGCACCTCGAACTCCTTGTCGATAGAAACCGCTTCGGCGAAGGCTTCGTTGGCGACAAGCTGCTGGCTCTTGACCTCGTCGATATGGTTGGCGAGTGTCGAGAGTGCGGATATGGCTCGCGAGCCGTTCTCGCCCATATCCTTGAACATCGGAGAGAGAACATCCATACTGCCCGCCTTTTTGAGTGTCGAAAGAAACTCAATCAGTGCGGCATTCATATCCGTTTTTACCAACTTGGAGAACTTCTGCACGTCCATACCTGCGACCTTGGCATACTTGGCAGGGTCTTGATAGATGCGCACGATTACTTGACTCAATGCTGTACTGGATGCCTCCAATTTCTGATTGTTGGTGTCGAGAACTGCGGCGAAGCCCATAATCTGCTGTACGGTCATGCCGGCTTGCGCTCCTACGCCACCCATTCGCGATGCGAACTCGGCGATATATGGAGCGGAGGCGGAACAGTTCTGCGATAACTCGTTTATCACAGAACCGACCGACAGCAGGGCTTTCTCGGTGCCGAGCCGCTTCTCATCTCCGAAGATACCTGTCAGTTTGGAGAGTGTCAGCGTGGCACCGCTTCCGAGGTCGTCGAGTGCGACATTGATTTTGTCGGCTGCGCGGACAAAACCGAGGACATCTTCTTGTGAGGATTTGCCGAGTCGTCCGGCTTCCTGGGCGAGTTGGTTCAGTTCCTCTCTCGATGTACGGGTGTCTATCATCTTGAACTCCTCGTTGAGCGCACCGACTTCCTCGGCAGACATACCCGTAAACTTGCGGACATTAGCCATCTCTTGCTCCATTTCCGCGTATGCAGACACGGCTTTGCGCCCTGCCATTACCAATCCCGTAATGGCGGCACCGACAGCGAGGAGAGCCATCTGCCACTTGTTAATCCAGTTCATGACGCGGTCAGAGAGTGATTCTTGCTCACGCATAGCGGAGTTTACGTTGTCAATCTCTCTCTTGACCGCCTTAATCTTCTCTATCTGCGCATCCCAAGCGGCAGTGCCTCGCTCGATGCCGTTCAGCTCGTTCTTCAACTGCTTCAATGTCTTGTTCAGCTCCCGAGGTGTCGCCTTGTCGAGCCGATGTAGGACTTGCTCGCAGGTGGCGGCAGAGCCTTTCAACTGCTCCATAGTCCGTTGGATGGCATTGAGTTCACGCTGAAGTTTTTTCATCGTGGCTTTGTCCCCTGCTTTTGCGGCTTTTTCAATCTGCTTTTCCAAACGCTTTGCATCTTTTTCCAAAGAAGAAAGCATCTGCTGAGCCTGTTTGCCGTTCACGGAGAGAACGACATTGGCGGTAGATGTATAATTTGCCATAATTCCTTGTTTAATGCGATTTTGTAGGTGTTCCCTGCAAATATCGCTACGGCTTTTCATACTGGAAAAGACGGAAAAAGGGTGTACTGTCATAGGAGGAACTGCCTTGACGGGAGGGTGTCGGGAAGGAACGAACCGACCTTGATTTTGATGGGCGGCACACTTGCCGATGGGTCCCGTCGAAATCAAGCCTTAAAAATTTGACTGTCAGGCAAATTTGGCATCTCGCGAGGTGTCCGCTCTACAAAAATCTTCGATTTGTAGCGGCTTGCGAGATGATAAGTCCGAAGAATGAGGACTTTGGAGGTTACGGAGGCTTGCCTCCGTAGGGGCTTTGCACATCCCCCACCGCGCTGATTTGCAATTTCTTAACAGCTCTTTGACCCCCACCGCTATATGCAGAACGGACGGTAAAATCGCTGCAGTGAAGGTCAAATTTCCGCATCGTGGAAATTGACCTTTGCGACAGCCACCGCTCTCTCGCTTGTCGAGGGATTTAACGATGGCGATGTGCGGTGATGACGATGCTGTGCGTAACGGAGGTAAGTCAGCCAAAGGAACGCAGGGAACTCGGAGTGCCTACATCAGGATTAGAGCAAATGGCAGGTGTCGTGCAACGCAGTGGAGCGACAGGCACTTTGTTGTAGGCTTGCCCTATAACAGTGTGCCGACCTGCCCTTGCCCTAAGCCGTAGGCAAACTCGGAGTGAGTGAAGTGGTTGGACGACTGCCGGAGTGGAGTAAGTGCATCGTCGTCCGTGCATCGGGGGCCGGGGTGGGCGTATAATCAAGGTGCGCAGGGCTTGTGTCGGTTTTGGGCGAATGGAACTGACGAGAAGCGAAAGGGAAATGTAGACGTTGCCGGAGCAAACAGCACAAGGGGTGTCGTGCAATGCAATGGAGCGACAGGCTTTCTCTTAAATGCTTGCGTTTGAGAGATAGCCGTCCCCTCGTGCCGTGAACCGCAGGCTGCTCGGGCATAGACGGAATGAACCTCGCAGCTCGTGGCGGAATGAACGGTAAACCGACGCGCCCTGAGCGAATAATCCACTTTCTGCCGATAGGCGTAACACCGTGCATACGTTCTCCTCTATGGGTGGGAGAAGCGGCTGTCAGTGATGTTAAGGGCTTCGGAGAAAATGAGGGAGCGCAGCGGCCAGGCATCGAGAGCCGGAAAAACAAGCGGAGGTTTCGAGTTGACAGCGGAGTGGAAGCGTGCCACCACCCCGACAAAGGAGGGGTGGCGGCGAAAGCTGTAACGTAGCCGTCAAAGATAGTTTGTAACCATAGGTGCAGACAGTAGCGACCCGGCACCGTGACGCAGGAGCGGTGTCGGGATTAAGCGAATGGCAAGACGGAGGGCGCAATCTATTGACCCGAATACCGAAGCGGTCGCTATTCACAGGGAGGCACGACCCGTGAACAGCGATGTTCGGGCTTGAAGATGCACAGGACGGAAGCGGATGATTGAACGCAGATAGTCCAAGACATCAGCATAAGCCGCTTCGGGTGGGAAGAATAATCAACGTATGCAAACAACAAACGAGCCATCCTCTCGGACAACTCGCTTGTGGAAAAATAAACTGCCTTACGCGCGTGTGCGTATATATAAGATGTAGCCAACGGCTATAATGATAATGGCAAGGCCGATTAACAGAGTGCCGTCAGGCGGATTATAGAGGCGTGTTGTGGCGGTGTGTTCTGTCGAAGTCTCGGCGGCTGATTGACGATAAGCCACCGTATCAAGCCGATTGAAGGCTTCGACGCTGTCCCTATGAACACGCCGCCGGTCAATCACGCGCCCCCTTACAGCCTTGATGCGAATAATCTCAGGCTGACAGGCGACGGTGTCGCCGATTGAATAAGGCCTCTCGATATTGATTTTCAGGGTATCGAAGCTAAAATCAATATTGCGGATAGCGGAGCCAATCACCGCGATTGTGCGGTGATGTTCCGACCGGGCGACGCTGTCGATGTCAAGCGATTTGTCGCTGACAACCTGCTTTTGGCTCTTGCAGCCTGTAAGGATAGCAAGAACGATGATGAAGATTATCGACCGCATAGCTCAGGCTCTTTCTGAACGTTGAACGAGGGACACGCCTTGTTTGCGAACTCGTTGTGTCCGTGGACTGTGGCACCGGGGTATTTCTTCCGCATTTCGGCCACGAGTCGCACGAGTGCGGCACGTTGCGCCGGAGTGCGTGTGTCTTTGGGAGGATAATCCCCGTTGGCATTCTTCGTGGCAGCGCAGCCTCCGATGTAGCATATTCCGATGGAATGTGGGTTGAAGCCGGTTGTGTGTGCGCCGACCTGGGTTTCAGGACGGCCACGATGAACGGAACCGTCGCGGTAGATCACATAGTGATAGCCGACATCGGAGAAGCCACGGGCAAGATGCCACTGGCGGATCTGGGCGACTGTATAATCCTTCCCCTCCGGCGTGGCCGAACAATGGAGGATTATCTTGTCGATTCGCCGGGTGTTCGGTAACGAGCCGACACCGAGGGCAGCCCAGGTCTTCGGGCCTACGATGCCGTCCACGGCGAGGCCGTGCGATTTCTGAAAATCGCGGACGGCTTCATCGGTAATCGGGCCGAAGATACCGTCAGGAATGAGGTTGAGTTTGCGTTGCAGGAGGGCGACGGTGTCGCCCCTGCTGCCTTTACTGATTGTTGTTGTCATGGTTTTTGTATTTATAGTGGTAGTCAATGCCGAACAAAGCCCCCGCGAAAGTCAGAATCTCGCCGAAAGCGATAAGGACGGAATTATGAATTTCGCCGGGCGGAGGCATGATGAAGCCGGAAATCAGGAGGCCGCAGCCGACTACTATCAGCAGAATTGCGGATAGAAGCTGAATTGTAGGCTTATGTTTGTGGAGATTCATGATTTTGTTGGTTAACGAGTTGTGTATGTGAAGAAAAAGTATTATCTTTGCATATTGTTAAGTGAAACCAAGCTAATCTGACCGGACACCTCTGAACGAAAGTGAAGCCAAGCTAAGAAAAGTGGATACCTCTGACAGATGCCGGATAGCACCCTCGTAGTTTTTTACTGCGGCTTTCCTGTGCGACGTATCGATGATAGCAACCCCCTGTGGGCTTTCAGTTGAGAAGTATAAAAGATAGCATCCCCCGGAGCGTCAGCTTCGGGCTTTCTTTTTACTTCCCGAAAGTCCATTTTTCGGTTGCGGGATTGTAGATCAGATAGAACTCGGCGAGCGAGCTTGCGAGATTGGCCGGTGTGATGGCGGCGCGTCCGGGATAAATCGGTTTCGCAAAACCGATTCCGAAGCGGAGCCGTATCATACGTTCCTTTTTCCTCGATGTCTTCTTTGCGAGGTTGCGGTCGAGCAAATGCACCGAGGAACGCCCCCAGCCGAAAGTCCTGTTTCCCTCCTTGTCGGTACTGTGGGACACGAAATACTGTGGCGAACCGGAATATCCCGGCTGTTTCTCGATGCATAGAAAATTGTGCGGGCCGGTCGTGAACATAACCTGAGTGCCGTTGAGTTTCACGGCATATAGCGAGCCGAACACCCCCCAACCCTTTTTGACGGAGCAATACTTCTTCGCGGCCAACTGTTCGGCGGTCGCGTCCTTGTCCTTGAACGGATTGCGCTTGCGGACGGGACGGAAGATGTATGGCACATATCCGTCGGCGATAAGTTGCTGTGCGCCGAGGACGTGCAGTTGTCCGTTTTTGACTACGCACGAAATCTGGGCTGCGTTATACAGACCTTTGGAGCCTTCGGTCATGCCGAGTTTGGCCTGGATCACATCAAGAAGTTTCTCGATGTCGGCAACGGCGCGTCGGGTGTTGTTGAGGTCAACGACCTGCTGCGCTTTCATCGCCCCGGCGCGCTCGGTGGTTGCCATATTTATTATTGTGGCGTTCTCGTTAGTCATCTGCTGACCTGTAAGCAGGTCGATGAACGTGTTCGAGAGCCTGACGAAGTTACGGTCAGCCGAGCCTTGCTGCAATTTGCAGACGGCGGTATGGTCGGTTTTCGACAGAGAGTTGTACCAGTTGCCGAGGATTGCCTGGGTTTCCGAGGTTCCGGCGGTGGCGAGCAGGTCCGCGATGCGTTGCAATATGTAGCCCAACGACTCCGGCGTTATGGAGTCTTTGGCCGAGAGCTTGCGAAACTCGGTAATAATCTGAGTGAGCGATTTTGTATCAATAGCCATAACTGATGCTGTTTATACGGCAAAGTTATGGCTATGGTATTGTGCGGTAAAAGACACAAAATTTCAGCGGGCACTGCTGTATGTCAGCGAAAATTAGTAACTTTGCAATTACAACAAGCTAATGAACAGCATGAAAAGATTTGTATTTTTGATTCTTATTTTTGTGGCATCCCTTGGCTCTGCTGCTGAAAATATAACATTGTCGCAAGCCGGAACACTCGCTACAGTCTTAGAAGATAAGTTGCTCAACGTTGAAGATCTTTCCATTGATGGCCCAATCAATGAGACTGATTTCAATGCACTTTGGCGTGCTACATATGATGGCAAACTCAAAATCATCGACCTCAGCAATACGGTGATAGAGGGCAATAAGATACCTGACAATGCCTTTTTTCACTATGAACAGGCTGATCACGTGACAGGTATTGTGACTGCAACCCAACTGGAAAAGATTGTTCTTCCTGAGGGTGTCACGGAGATTGGCAAATTTGCTTTTGCTTACTCATTCCTTGAAGAAATCAACTGGCCATCCACCATTGAAGTAATTGATATGTGTGCTTTTACTGACTGCACACATTACTCGCCAGACGCAATGCTGCTGCCCGAGTCCCTGGAGGTAATAGGTAAGCAGGCTTTCTTTCGTTGCCTCATGTGGGAAACCGAAGTCATCTTGCCGAATGGATTGCGTCGTATTGAATCGGCTGCTTTCCAAAGCTGCGCATTATCTAAAATCAACTTTCCAGAGACGCTCGAATACATCGGATTCCAAGCCTTTGACTATACAAAACTTGAAGACGTTATCCTGCCATCGAATTGCAAGCTAAGTGAGGAAGGAGGACAGTTCGCATCCAACTTTCTGTTAAAAAATGCTGTGTTGCCGTCTGATATCACTTCTTTACCTCTTGGACTATTTAGTTGTCCCTTAAAAAGCCCATTTTTGCGAGATGTTGTTTTGACACAGTATCTCGCAAATTTTTTGAAACATGC